GGTTCTTATCTCGTTCAAGCCAACAGCATTGCTGACGGCTCGTTCGCGATCACCGTGGCAAACGTTGGCTCCACTGCTAGCGAAGCCATTGTGCTGAGCTTCGTGGCTCTGAAGGGCGCTAGCTCCTGATGGGTCTTTTCGCCTTTAGGCGGATGAAGGAACGTGAGGCTGCTGCACAGGCGGCAGCCTCCGTTTCTGAAAAGCCGACCAAAAAGACTTCTATTGTGACGCCCGATGGCAGTAACAATCGACGCAACAGCGGGCGGCGCAAACGCCAACAGCTACATAACGCTGAGTGAAGCCAACACCTTCGTGGAGGCAATGATTTCCAGCACGGATGTGTCTAAGTGGACCACTGGCACTGATGACACACGCAACCGGGCGTTGGCAGCAGCTACGCAACGCTTGGATCGCGAAAGATTTATTGGTGCAAGGGCAACCAACACGCAGGCGCTGCAGTTTCCGCGCACTGGTGTCAGGCGTCCCGATACATATGTGAACACTTATTCGACAGGGTTTCCGTTTCGCATTTCTGAGGATTACTTTTCAGAGACTGAGATTCCTGATCAGATCAAGCGTGCTCAGATCGAGCTTGCTGTCTATCTGCACAACAACACTGACGGCATCAGCCTCAGTGGCTTAAACGATTTTAAGAACGTTCAGATTGGCAGCCTAAACGTCACGCCAGACAAAACGGGTGCTGTCGGTGCAGATCATGTGCCGCCGATGTTTGAAAGGTACTTGACGGGTCTTAGAATTAGCGGACCAGGCAACATCGCTATCAAACGGAGCTGACCATGTACGGAGACCTTTCAGGCGGCTTCGAGTTCATCTCAGACACCGCTGAGCACACTGGGCGATTCCAAAAAATTTACTTCAAGGAAGACAGCGTGATCAGTGCGATCACTGTGAAGAACGCAACCGGTAACAGCATGGCCGGTGAAACCTATGTAGCTGACACCTCCATCTGCGGAATCATTACGAGCATCACGCTGACTAGCGGCGCATGTCATGCCTATAACCTCTGATGGCACTTGCTGATTCGCTAGCCAAGGTTGCGTCAACGATCATCGGCAAGTTCGGTGGTGATGTGACGGTGCGGTTTATCACTGCCGGTTCATACAACACGACCACGGGCGTTATCAGTCAAAGCAACTCCGACACGGACGTAAAAGGCGTGTTGGAGGATGTTGAGCTGCGTGAGGTGAATGAGCTGATCCAGGCTGGTGATAAGCGGCTTACCGTGGCCGCTGATGACTTTGCAACAGCGCCTGAGACCAAGGACGTGGTGCTAATCAACAGTGTGGTTCATCAGATTGTCGCTGTGCAGACGACTGAGCAGGACAACACGGCGATCACTCACGAGCTGATCTTGAGGGCCTGATCATGCCGCGTGAGATTCGGGTTGATCAGATTGGCGGCTTTTTTGAGGGGCAAGTTAAAGAACTGATCAAGGCGTCAACGTTTGAATGGCACAGGCGAGTTAAAGAGGAGACGCCTGTGGGTGAGACAGGCAATCTCCGAAATGGCTGGATGCCAGAGATGGCCAGAGATGGCTTTTCTGGCATTGTGGAGAATCGCGTGGAATATGCGGAGCCTGTTTGTTATGGCACCAGTTTGCCGCCTAGCTGGAAGGGTGAATACAGAACAAGGCAGGGCACAGTCCCAGGTTTTCCTGATCGCATTGCCAAAGAACTTGAGCCGTGGATCAAGACTGAGTATGAAAGGATCAAACGACAAAGCTGATGGCTGCTGCAGATCTCAATTCGATTCGAGCCACGATTGAAGGCAGGCTGGCGACAGAGTTGGCGAAGGCGCCGCCGACGCCCGTTGTGTTTCACAACATGGCTTATGAGCCAACACCAAACTCATCGTGGGTGCAGTGTCTGACCTCTTTTGGTGCTGGTGAATACTTGGGCCAAGGTTTAACGAGCGATTCCCAGAACAGGATTGTCGGTCTTGTCCTGATCAACATTTTCACGCCGCAAGGTGCTGGACCTGGCGCAAATTATGTGCTTGGTAAGCGCGTTCGAGACCTTTACAATAGGGTGATCGTGTCGGGGGTTTTCTTCGACGCTGCAACAGGTCCAGAGGTACTGGCTTCACCAGCTCCCGAGGGCTATTTTCAAACTCAGGTCCGTGTGACCTTTGAATCTATCGAGGAACTCTGACCATGGCAATCCTTCGCGGAGAAGAAGGCTCAGTCGAATTTGAGACCGGCAGCGGCACACTTGCCACTGTTGTCGGTACTCGTAGCTGGAGCCTGTCAGTCACTAAAGAAACGCTGGACGTTACCGATCATGGTGACACCTTCCGGTCGTTTGTTGGCAGCATGATTAGCGGCTCCGGCACTGTTGAGCTGGTCTTCAACGAAGGCGAAGCCACTCAGAAGACTTTCTTTGACGACGTGTTGAAGACTGCTGATGCCGTTGATGCAACCTTTGAGTTCTTCAAGACCGGCAACACTAACGATACGAGCTCGTTCACTTTTGCGGGTATTATCACCGACGCAGAGATCACCTCTACTGTTGGTGAGCTTGTAATTGTTAGCGCGAGCTTCATTACTAGCGGCACGATTACTCACAACTAAGTAAGGGCTATAGTTTGGGCGATAAACGTGTTGCCTAAATGCCTGCTCAAACTCGCACCGTTGATCTGCTGGTTGGGGCGTTTGACCTCAACCAGCGCCGCAAGTTTGAAATGAAGAATGCAGACGGCGAAAAAATCGTTGATCTGTATTTCAAGCCAATCACCCGCGCTGACCGGAAGAAAGCACAGCAGTTGGCCGGCACTGATGAGGCGCTGGATATCAGCACCAATATGCTGTGCCAGATTGCCGAGCTTGAAGACGGCACTAAGGCGTTTGCCGCTGCTGATGCAACCAAACTCCAGCGCAGGCTGCCGGAATCTGTGCTCAATGAGATTGAGTTGTTCTTGTTTGGCCTTGGTGAAGAGGCTGACCTTGAAGACGCAAAAAACGACTGAAGCAGGACAGCTGGACTTATTTTGAGTTCTTCCTGGCCTGCGAATTAGGGATGACGGTGAGCAGGCTTCGCACAGAATTGACTGATGCGGAGCTTGTTCACTTCGCTGCGTTCTACGAGGTGAAGGCAGCGAACGAGGAAAAGGCAATGGAGCGCGCGAAACGTCAGCGGCGGTAGACTTCAACTGTCGCTGAATTTCAGCCGTGGTCGTCAGCAACATTCAGCTCCGCGTTAATTCGACCCAAGCGGTCAAGGCGCTGAATAGTGCCAATGTCGCGGCGAAGAAATTAAACGCAACCTTGGAGAGGTCTAAGGGTGCAATGAAGAGCACCCAGCGGACCATGCGTGGCATGGCTTCCGCTGGCTTTGGTGCGGCCAAAGGAATGGGTGCCGCAGCTGTTTCTGTTAAAGGGCTGGGCGCTGCGTTCAAGGCAGTCTTGGGCCCGCTGGGTTTGGCGGTTACAGCTGTTGGGGCTCTAACTGCTGGCGTCCAAGGTTTTGTTGAGGCGGATAAGGCCAGAGCTGCTGTAAGAACTCTTGGCGTCGATGCGGAGGCGCTTGAAGGCCAGCTTGTTGGCGTGGTTGCCAACACCAAAGGCTTGGTGTCCAGCAATGAACTTTTGGCTGCGTCCTATGACGTGGCATCTGCTGGTTTCAGCAAGGCCGCTGATATTTCCAAAATCTTGGAGGCGTCTACTTTTGGCGCGGTTGGCGGAATGACTGACATCGCCACGGTGTCAGATGCAGCTACCAGCGTGATGAACGCTTTCGGCCTGACCACAGACAGTGTGGCCAAGATCGTCGATGGATTTATACAAACGCAAAACGACGGCAAAATTGTTGTTGGTCAATATGCCTCACAGATTGGTCGAGTCGCTCCTATCGCGGCGGCGGCAGGTGTTGGCGTTGATGAGCTGAATGCGGCAATCTCAACGGTTACAGCGCAAGGTGTGCCGGTTGAGAGCACGTTCTCAGGCATCAACCAAGTCATCGCGTCAGTCGTCAAGCCAACGGCTGAGGCGGCCAAGGCAGCCAAGCGTCTGGGTCTTGATTTCAGCAGTGCAGCCATTAAGACCAAAGGTTTTGGCGGCTTCTTGGAAGACCTGATTGCCAAAACAGGTGGTAGCGAAGTCGAGATCACCAAGCTCTTTGGTTCTGTTGATGCGCTAAAGGCATTGATGCCTTTGATCAATGATGATTTGGTTCGATTTAACAAGAACCTAGAGAATCAGCAGAACGCGACAGGAGCTGCTGAGGCTGCTGCAGACATCATGGGGGAAACGGTCTCCTCCCAGATCAGCAGGATTGTAAACAGCTTGAACACATTGATCAGGGGACTTGATCAGGTTCTTGGCCCAGCAATCAAAGGGATTCTTGATTTAGTCAACAGCGTTATTACAGCCGCTGTGCGCGCAACTGATGCCCTTGGAAAGATGTTCCGAATGAATAGGGCAAGAGCAGAGGCTCGTAAAAGGCTGGGTGGCACCATGGGGCGTGGAACAACAAAAGCTGATCCGGCTGCAGTTGAGGCTCTTGCTCTTGCAGAAGTGGCCGCCGCAGAAGCTGCCTCCGCTGCAACAAAACCTCCAACGGTCGATGTTCCGGTGAACGGTATTGTTCCGACTGGCAATTTGATAGATGGGGCGAAGGGTCGCGGAAAGACAGATGCAGAGAGAGCTGCCGAAGCACTGGCAAGGCAAAAGGAGTTGGCCGATCAATTACTTGTCAGCCTCAAGCAGAAAGGACAGCTAGAGGCAGCTTCTACAGAAGAGCAGCGGCGCGAGCTTGCCTTGCAATTTGAAAAAGAAAACTTGGCAACAAGGTTCCCATTGTTGACAGAAGAGCAGCTCGTACCATTGCGTGAGGTGTTGGATGAAAACTATGGAATCACCGAAGAAAAGCGCAAGCAAAAAGCTTTAGATGAGGCTGCAAAAGCTGCATTACAAGACCAGCAACGCGAGGCACAACGCCTTGAGCGGCTATTTGGTGGCATCGGGCAAACCATTAGTGATGGAATTGTTGGCGCGCTGACAGGCGCTCAAAGTGCTGCCCAAGCGTTAGGTGACACGCTCAGCAACATCGGCAGGCAACTTTTACAGCTAGGCATCAATACGCTTCTTTATTCTGCTTTTCCTGGCAGCGGGCTGTTTTCAGGATTGCCTCGTTTTGCAAATGGTGGTCGCCCGCCATTGGGTCGACCGTCAATCGTTGGTGAGCGTGGGCCTGAGTTGTTTGTTCCTAGCAGGGCTGGCACGATTGTTCCGAACCACGCGATGGGCGGAGCTAACGTGACCGTGAACGTTGATGCTTCTGGATCTTCAGTGCAGGGCAACGGTCCTAACGCTTCGCAGCTTGGCAAGGCGATTGGTGCTGCAGTCCAAGCTGAGCTGATTAAGCAAAAACGACCCGGAGGCTTGCTGACACGCTGATGGCTGATTTTCCTTCAATTAACCCGACTTACGGGGCACAAAAGACAAGC